CAGTTAATTCACCGGAATCGACGACAAAAGCGGCATCATCAATGGCGTTAAGTGCGTCTGCTAATGGAATATGGTTTAGTGTATCGATTGTTTCAGATTGTGAAGATACAGCCACTACAGGCGATGTATTACCATTTGTATTTGTGTAATTGTATATTTCAAAATCTAGAAAACGACAACCGCGATGCATTACGTATCGTAACATATCTGTACTTACATAACTACCTCCCATGTAGGCACTATTGTATGACCCTTTTATGACAATATCTTTCACTGTCATCGTTGGTGGACAGTTAAAATTGCCTATACTAGGCGGTAGAGGCATACTATTTATTAAAGATTCATATTCATCCTTACTCTCTATACTTGACTCATCGTATCCTTCGCGAAACCCTTCTTCTAGTAGCGTTTTGCGCTGTAAATATAGGCGATATAATATAAATATTGTAATAAGAATTATAAATAGTAATAATAATTTCTTGATGATTGTCATTATAATATAAAGGAATATAAATTATTGCTATATAATATATTAATATGGCTGGCGGATTACTAAATTTAGTATCAGAAGGACAAAATAATGTTATATTGAACGGAAATCCATCTAAAACCTTTTTTACTGTAAAATATGCCAAATACACTAATTTCGGTTTACAAAAATTTCGCTTGGATTATGATGGTCTTCGCGAATTGCGATTAAGCGAAGATTCCACCTATAAATTCAAAGTGAAACGATATGCTGATCTGCTCATGGATACATACTTGGTGATAAATTTGCCAAATATATGGAGTCCAATATATCAACCTAATGATAATAATGGATGTACATGGGGCGCTTATGACTTTAAATGGATCGAAAACTTGGGCACGAATTTGATAAAGGAAATTAGCATAACATGTGGTAGTACAACAATTGCCACGTATCACGGAGATTATTTAGAGGCTATGATTCAACGAGATTTTAGTTCTGATAAAAAGGACTTATTCAATACAATGAGTGGTAATATACCAGAATTAAATGATCCGGCAAACGCTTTTAATAGAAACAATTCGTATCCATCTGCATTTTATACCGATAATCCGCTAGGCGCGCAACCCTCTATTGGAGCGAGAACTCTATATATACCGATAAATACATGGTTTACTCTAGACAACCGGTGCGCATTTCCGCTTGTATGCCTACAATACAATGAGTTAGAAATATCGATCACATTGCGACCCATTCAGCAAATATTTCAAGTTCGCGACGTATTCGATTATGAAAATAATTATCCTTATGTACAACCCGACTTTAATGAGGAACGATATCAATTCTATCGATTTTTACAAACACCTCCTTCTGTCGATCTTAGTCGTCAAAACTATGAAAATCAAAATACATCATGGAATGCGGATATACATTTAATAAGTACATACTGTTTTTTGTCAGAAGAAGAATCCCAATTGTTTGCCGCTAAAGAGCAAGTATATTTAATCAAAGAACTTCATAGATATGAATTTAACAATGTATCTGGAACAAAACGATTACGTCTTCAGTCATCAAGTGGTATGGTATCTAGTTGGATGATGTACTTACAACGAAACGATGTGAACCTCAGAAATGAATGGTCGAATTACACAAATTGGCCATATAATTCACCTCCAGTAAATGTTCAACGCGCGGAAAAGAAGTTGACTGATTATACAAGCGAATGTGAAGGAGTCGTTTCACTTTTCCCTACATTTGATCCGAATCAAATACCGCTAAATACTCAAACGCCAACTGCGGTTGGACCTGGATTGAACCCCAATGGTATGAATACCGGATATTTTGTGACTGGTGATTTAAATGTAGAAAATCAAAAGGAAATATTACAAACGATGGGAATATTACTAAACGGTGAATATAGAGAAAACAATCAACCAAGTGGAGTATTTAACTATATAGAAAAATATGTACGTACTAGTGGTAATGCCAAAGACGGTTTATATTGTTATAACTTTTGTCTACATACTAATCCATTTGAGTATCAGCCATCTGGTGCCATAAATATGAGCAAATTTAAAACAATTGAATTGGAAGTAACTACTATGCTTCCATTAGTAGATGATGCGAATTCCGACTTCCAAATTTTATGTGATGCGGAAGGTAATCCAATAGGTGTTAATAAACAAAATTGGCGTTTATATGAGTATAATTATAACATGGTTGTAATGGAAGAAAGATATAATATATTGAGTTTTATCGGAGGAAATTGCGGATTAATGTATGCGCGATAATATATATTATACGCTAAATATATATGGGTACAACTAAATGGAATAAAAAAGAAAATATGAAAATAAAAAGAGATAAAACAAAAGAATCATTTAAGCAAAAAGATAAAAAACGCGATTTTACAAACTTACCTACGTTACCAATAGTGGAAGGAAATACTAATATGAATGACGATAAAGATGAGACTGTTGATAATATTACTACTGAAGAGAAAATAGATGATATCTTGGATTCTAGTTTGGAAGAAAGTGAAAAGAGATTGGAAGAACGAGCCAAAGGTCTTGCTGAGACGGCTAAAAATATAGGTAAATCTTTCACCAACTTTGATAGTCTTGCTGATCGACTCTTCATGGAGAAATACAATGAAGCAAATTTAGGTAAAGATGTAGAAAGACTTCTCACAGATCCAAATGCGTGGATTGTTGATCCTGATAATCCAGACAATAATTCATGTGAATCATTTGAAGGCTCAAATGAAGTAGACGTACCAGACGATATGAATGATACGGGTTCTAATACTAAATCAATTGGCTCCATTAGTGCCGCACAAAAAGGCAAAGAATTTCGCCGTGAAGCGAAAAAAGGTATTGCTCTTACTTTACAATATGTAAAACTTTACATAAAAAATATTATGACATTACTTCAAGCGCTACCTAAACTTATAATCTTACGTTTAGATTTCGCCGTATATAGTTGTAGAAAGCTTACTCAACTTTTCTGTGAAATGATCCGAACAGATGTAATATTGGAAAGCGATTTACAAAAACTATTCAATCAATTGGATATTATCATTTATTTTTTCATGGTGTTTGTCATTAGCTACAATTGGTTTTTTATCTTTTTCTTTTATGAAAAACAACCTGAAGACGCTGAACAAATTAAAAATAACATGTATAAATATATTTATGTATCTACATCCAAATTTATAAATGATAATGAAGCAGTTCCTTCGATATCGATAAAACATTATATGGAATCCGCTGGATTTTTTATCAAAAATGTATTTTCACCAATTTTCTATATTTTATCCGCAGTGACATTTTTATTTACAGAGCATTCTGATAAAGTAGGATTTACAATACCCAATATACTACAAAGTTTGGTAACACCTTTTGGCATTCAAATATTGAATAGTTTACCGGTCAAATACTTATTAACACTTGTTTTATTTTATTACATATTAGAACCATCTGTACATATTATTAAGGATATGGCGGGTTTCAAAATACCAAATATGGCTCCGGGAACACGTTATGCTTCAGTAATTATATATGGATTGATATTGTTACTTGGAATATTGGGAATATTTGAAATGTTTCTAGGACCGGATGTATACGGATTTGTTAAAGATATAATGAGTCCAATCATTGAAAAGAAAGACGAAGACGTCAAAGAAGACAAAGATGATATAAAAGATGCGATCAATAATCTAGCTGATACAATCGGCGAATCAGTAAAAGAAGCTAAAAATACTACAATGGATAAATTATTAACATTTTTTGTTACCATTCTAACGTTCATGTTAAGATGTACATCTTTTTTCACATTATACTCTTATCTCAGCGCAATATTATTCACCATATTTGTTATATTGTCACTATTTCCCATGTTGCTTTTCGGTTCTAAAAATAGTTTTACAAATACAAATAATGCTATAAACAACTCAAATGAGCCATGTTTTTCATATAAAAATATGTTAGCTAATTTTTGCGGTTTCATAAATAAACGGTTATTTTTCGCTGTAATGGTTATGATATTAGGATTTTCACTTGATGTATATATGAATAATTTGGGAAATAGTTCGTTAAAAGCGGGGCTATTTACAGTATGTGGTTTATTAATAATATTTTTTGGTAGTGGATTTATGTTTCCAGATACAGTATCTTATTATTTAAATAATTTTCTATTAGTTTTTAATGCATTCATATAAACATATATAAATATTACAACAATAATTATATATGGGTAAAAAGAAAGAGAAACATGGTAAAAAACCAACAACTACAATGCCATTTGTCTCTGTATGTACTCCTACGTACAATAGACGACCATTTTTCTCTACATTATTCGAATGTTTCAAAAATCAAGATTATCCGATGAGTCGCATTGAATGGATCATTGTCGACGATGGAACGGATAAAGTTAAGGACTTAATCGACGCAGCCAATATACCTCAAATCAAATATTTTGAATTAGATGAAAAAAAAACATTGGGGTTCAAAAGAAACTATATGCACGATCAAAGCAAAGGTAGCATTATTGTGTATATGGACGACGACGATTATTACCCACCTGATCGCATCAGTCACGCAGTTGACCGTTTGTTGAAGAATCCGAAGGCATTATGTGCTGGATCTAGTGAATTATATATATATTTCAAACATGTACAAAAAATGTACCAATTTGGCCCATATGGACCCAATCACGCCACCGCGGGTACATTTGCGTTTCGACGAGACCTATTAAAAATCACCAGATATAATGAATCCGCATGTTTGGCAGAAGAAAAAGAATTCTTACACAACTACACGATTCCATTTGTACAACTAGATCCTTTGAGAACAATATTAGTTTTTTCACACAATCAAAATACTTTTGATAAAAAGAAATTGTTGAACTCAGCGCCGAATAAATTTACAAAAGAAAGCGATAAAACCGTTAATACATTTATACGCAGAGATAATGAAGAAAGTATCAAAAAGTTTTTTATGGAAGAGATAGATCCATTATTGGAAAGTTATGCTCCGGGCGATCCATCTATGAAACCGGATGTACTAAAGCAAATGAAAGAAATAGAAGAACAGCGTGCCAAAATGGCGAGTCAACAACCACCAATGGTGAGTCAACCTGGTAAACCTCCTGAACAACTTGATTTACCGAAAGCAATAAATATAATCCAATCAATGCAAGAAACTCTTAGACAAAGAGATAATAAAATTAAGGAATTGGAAGAAAAAATTAAATTATTGGAAACTAAATAAATATATTGTTTTATATTCAATATAATACAGTATGACGAATATCAGCGATTTTTTGAAGATAAACAAAGATTTAATAGAACAAGATTTTTCGCAAAACGTATGTACTATTTGTTTGGGCGCAATAGGCGATAATAATAAAGCAATCACGAAATGTGGACATAGTTTTTGTTTATCCTGTTTACTTGAATCCTTGGAAAAGAAAAATTCTTGTCCATTGTGTAGAGAGTCATTGGAATCCAAACGCCCCGAATGTTATAAAAAAATTACTATTGAAAGCACAGCCAAGTATATTGAGGAAATTATCGATAACTATGACGTTTCATTAGTATTATATTTATTAAAAAATACACAAAGAAATAGTTACATGAATCTGGTAGTTCATTTACGCACTATGATGATCGATCTTATTCGTAAATTAATAATATTTCAATATACTTCTACATCAAATGACGAAGATGAGGAAGAAGGCGATGACGAAGAAGATGATGACGAGGAGGAAGACGATGAAGATGAGGATGACAACAATGAATAAGTAACAATTAATTTTCAGCATCATCTTTCAAAGAATTTTTCTCCAAAAACTTATACATTCTTTTAATATCCAACTTGTTTATATTATCATTATCAAAAACATTCAAATTCTCGTAATTATTCGGAAAAAGCGTTTTGATTTCATTAAATAGACAAATAAGATCCTTTTTATCAATACCTAATTCAAAACACAAATTATTAAAGAATTGTTGATTGTTATACTCAGTTGAATATTTTGTCAATATTTTGGTGAAACGTATTTCCTTTAATGGTTTAGGTTTTATATTTTCATGAAATATTTTATTATTATAAAATGTTTTTATTAGAGAACTCACTTCATTAAACAACCATATTTGATTTTGAAATGTAATTCTATCAATATAATCCGCATAACAAATATTATTTAATAGTGTCAAATATAAATTAATATCATGCTTCTTATTCTTATTATTGAAAAATTCAATGACATTTTCATGCCATAATAAAGAAATAATTGTACGCTCATTATCATTTATATATTGCTGGTGTTGACTTATATGTAAATTGTTTTCAAACAAAATTTTGGTATTTTTCTTAGAATCTTCATTAAAATCCTTATTATAAATGTGATCAAATATTGTATCGAAGTTCATAGAATTATTATACATATCATATATTTGACTCAATTTACGCAAATCACCTTGTATATATTTTATACATTGATTCTTGTACCTCTCATCTATATACAAAAGTTGGGCTATTTGTTCATTTGTGGGGATTTTCAATTCAAAAACATGGCATACTTTCATAAGATCCTTTATCTTTTTATCAATGGTGTTGTTACATATACAAATAATTGGATTCATATTTATGTTTTCCAGTTTCTGTTTTTTCGTCTTCTTTTGTCGTACTAATTTTATCAGTGCTGCTATACCACCTTTATCGCCACTATTCATTCCTTCTATTTCATCCATTATTATTGCGATTTTTTTGGTTGTCTTCGTAAACATATGTAATACATTTTTATTGGATATATTGTTACACGCAATATTATCAAATAATGCCTTATTACGCAAATCACTTGTATCATATTGAACAATATCATAATTTATTTTCTTCAATAAATTATACGCAAATGATGTTTTACCTATACCAGAAGGTCCATAAATAAATATTGCCCGTTTAAAATTAACATCCTCTATTTTTTTATCGTAGTTATGTAATAAATTACATATCTCATTTTCAATAGAATCTCTATTTAATATTGTATTTATATTTGACCATACATTTTTCATTATTAAGTATAATAAAAAATATTTATATATTATTTACTTTATTTATTTACTAAAAGCCGCAAAACTGTTTGTTCTGGGTACAAAATTACTTTCACCCCTTTGTGGCAATTGACCATTATATGTATATGGATCCATGGCTGGTGTAGCATGATTAATTAACTGATTTCCAGATAGTCTACCATGTTGTTGATAATAACTATTTGTCGCGTTTCCTCCGTATCCATATGTAGGTCCTCCGGCATTATGTGGACCTCTTCCAATATCTCTTATGAAATCGGCTGTACCAGATGCCGAATCTTTGACAAAGTCGGATGTACCAGATACGGTATCATATGCTATATCTACGGTACCGGAAGCAGCATCACGTGCCAATTGACCAGTACCACTGATTAGATTACCCGCACCATCCAATACTGTATTTGTTAATTCAAGAGCTCCTGATCCAGCTGATTTCAACAAGTCACTAGTTGTATCCAATGTCTTATTTAAAGCATCTGTACCACTATCTAATGCTTTTCCAGCTACGTCGCCTACGGTTGTAACGGTTGTACTCAATGTACCTGATAAATTTGTATCATTTACTACTGAATTTCCAGAGGCGTCCATTGTACCAGATCCCCCGTTTCCACCGCAGTTATTACAGTTACCACCGCTAGGACAAGCTGGACAAGCCGGACATACAGGTGGTACAACTTGTGTTTTTAACATATAATCATTAGAATATCCTCCCATTGGTGTATTTGTGGAATTCCAGTACCAATACCATTTCCAATATTCATTCATATCTTCATCTGAATCTGGTGCTGGTGGATCATTAGAATCATCTCCATTGGAATCATCTCCATTGGAATCATTGCTATTGGAATCATCTCCATTGGAATCATTGCCATTGGAATCATTGCCATTGGAATCATTGCCATTGGAATCATCACCGTCTTCATAATTAAATTGTACTAAACCATCTTGACCAAATCTAAATACATTATTTGTACCTAAACTATATACTCCATTGCTTGAACCACTTTGTTCTCTTCTTAAAACCAAAATCATTGTTGTATATTGTTTTGCGACATAAACAATCAAATTACCACCTTTGTTATCCTTAGCAATAAAACGAGCACTATTGTTTGAACTCAAATTCTTTGTTGTAGGAAACACGTAATCAGCGGTAGCTGCTTCATCTAACATAGCACCATTCGATGATCTCTGATAAATTTGAAGTGAAGATTCGCTATCTGTACTTGTATCAATGTATAAATCACCATTATTAATGTTATAATAAACATTGGTTGCTACCTGATAACAATCTTTCAATGTTTTTCCACCAACATTTACATCATTTGCTGGACCAGCTGTAAAGCTAGATGAAGCCTTATAGTCAACATTCATAGGCGCGGTGTATTCAATAAATGCTAATTCATCTTGCGATTGAAGATAACCAAAATTATTTGTACTTGTATTCGAAGCATTATTGTTAATCACGTGCATATACGTGACATAACCATAATTTACGTAATATAATTGATTATTGGCATAATCAGCATAAGCAGATGGGACTGTTTTGGTATACCAATGATTATACATTGCTGGTAAATCTTCGCCATTTCCTGCTACATTTACACTTGAGTCTAATGAATATACTTTGAGACCATCTACCTCTGTACTCGAAGCATCTATACGTTCACTATTACCATTTCGGTCATATACTTCAACATATTGAATATCTTCTCCTGAAGCTCCTTCTACGTTTTCTTGTCCCCATACACGAATAATCTTTCCAGATCCAGGATAAAAATAATTATTATCGTACAATTTGTAACCACTGGCATCCGTATCGGGTAATTGATGATCAGAATTAAAAGTAGCAAGGGCATTATAATTAATAAATCCTTCGGAATTACTACATATTTTGTACAAAACAAATATTACCAATAAGACAATTGCTATCAAAAATAACCATGTTGGAATCTTAAAAGATAAATTCATATTATATATTATATATAAGTAAAATAAAAAAGATCATATATTCTTATTTTACGCTAAATACATTTCAACCACTTGAATAATATACTTTATTGAGCCCGTATTTCTTCATACACTTTTGTAAAAACAAAGTACAACCATAACAGGGTTTTGAATTCATTATAACATCACTATTTGTTCCTCTGCCAAATCGAAAAACATACATATTTGCCCCCTTTAATTTATTATTATCACCCACTTCTTTAACTACATTCTTTTCTGCGTGTATACTATTATCTGAGTAACCACACCCGCGACTTCTTGAACCGATTTTGTTATGTGCCTGCGCTATTATTTTGCCTCTTGAAACTAAAACAGCTACATGTATACTTGTACAATGCCTTTCTTGTATTTTATGTATATTTGGATCATTTCTAAATTGTTCCATTAAATTTGACATAAATATGGCAGGACTGTTATAATATATTATTGAAGTATGTTTATATTTTTAATCATTATTACTAAAAATATAATCAATTTTTCATTTATTTTGCTCTATATGGAATCGCATATGGATTTGATTTGAGTGGAGCAGTTAAATCACCCTCCATACGTGTAATGTTGATGTTTTCATCGAGCGGTTTACGTTCCATCATTGCTCCCATATTCATAGCTGATGGTGGTTGAGGCAAATACGATGGAGCAATCTCACGTGTACTTATTAAATCCGAATATTGTTGTTTTGCGCTTTGATTGATGTAATCATTACCTAATTTCATATTACCTTGTACTAAACGTCCTTTAATGGTTGATGCTTTCACATCATTGTTTCGCTGATTTAATTCGGCTACATATGATCTTTGTTCATGAGAACCTGTTCCTGCGCCAACATAATAAAAATCACTTTGTGTCTGACGATTATTGACCACTTGTTGATGCGGCGTCGATTGATGCGCACCTTGTACATGACCATGAAAATTCAAATGGCCACTACCCTTTTCTGTCATTTCGCGATTAGTAGTTGGAGCACTATTAGTGTTTGGTCCATATGAAGCATTTACATGATATTTGGGGTTTTCGTATAGTCTCATATTACCAATGGTATTTTCTTTACGCGTTGGTTTCAATGCGTCTAAAAGAGGTGAAAGAGCTGCGCCAAAAGCGCCTCCAATGGCACCAAAGTATCCTTCATCCATATTAGAAGATCTATTATTTGGATATGCCATTTTACTTTTAATACCATAATCAGACTCAGTAGCATTTCCGTGACCCACCGCATTTGCCACACGTAATGGATACGAACCTAATTGCTGTTTATGTGGATCATGGTGCTCACCATCAATATAGTAGGAATTATTACCATAAGCTGCTACACCAGAATATGAAACAGCAGTATCAGGACGAGATACATGACGATCAATTGGTATTGAACGCATAGTTTGACCTTTTTCTAAACCTGTTGTTGTCATGTATCTATCTTGTTTCATTTCAAAAGACGTATCCGGTCGATGTTTTTCTTGAATACCTTGTTGGCCACGAGTTTTAATATAACTGTTTGCCGGACCTTCGTAACCTAGTAAGTTGTATGATATTTTTGGGTCAGTAACTACACGCAATTCATCCACTGTCTTAGGCATCCATGCTTTACGGTCCATCATACCAGAATTGAATCCATCAGCACCTTGTGTTGTATATCCTAAACCTAAACCTGGTCCAACATTTTCTTCTTGAAATGGTTTTACATTTGCCATTCGCAAACTAGGATTCACACGTGACTGCATGAAATCACTGTGATTCGGTGTACCATGAGCATATTGTGTATTATCTTCAGGAGCAAATAATGGTGCTTGCTCACTTTTTGTTATAAATTGTGTCCCTGATCCATTCATACTATCTAAAATAGATTCATTCGAATTGAAATTATTTATTTTGGCATTCTTCAATGACCCGTTAAAGGGTACCATATTGGCATGTTTAAAATATTCAGCATTTACTTGATCTCCTGTTAAAGAGTAATATGTTGCATCGCCCATTTCGTATGCGTCTTTTGCTAAAGTATTATCTTCAAAAAATTTGTCGGTATACGCAACATTTGGACTATACTTGTTCATAGATGACAACTTCGAGGTTGCTTGGCTTTCAGAATTATCCACATTTTTCGGATAATTTACATCTGGATTATTTGTATTTGGCAATGATTTGAAACCTTCCTTCTTTTTATTACAAGCTACATATAATCCACCTATTGCGACAATTGGTATAGCTAATTCCATATTATATATTATATATTTATTTTTATACTAATATATAACCTTTTCATATTATACTAAATTGTAAATTCATACTTTTTATATTTCATCGATTTATAGTTTTCTTACGAAATTATCCTTTAATGACATACGTGTGTGTTCGTTGAAGCTAAATGGAATCTCTACATGTTTTTGCTTGTCTTCTAATGGATATTCCCATCTAAGTGTTTCCATATCTCTAAAAATCCAAGCAGGAACAGAGGCACGTGAATCATCGACATAGGCCGCTTCACTAGGATAACTAATTTCGCTTGTTACTGCTTCTATATCCTTGTAATTTTTCATGTTTCTAGATAAACGATTATTCATGTTTCTAAAATCGCTTTCCATTTCAATTGTATTATTTCGCAAATTGGCCCCCCATTTTTGTAATCGAATGTTCACATCTTCTACGTATGGATTCTGAGGACCTGGACCCGGTGTATTCAATTGGTATAGTCCTACACTTAAACTTTCTTGTAGTCGTTTCTGTATTCTAGCATCATCATCATTGAATCGTGTTAAAGACATTATATAATTAAAAAATATTAAAATTGTGTATTTTTATATGTTTATGTTTTATTTATGAATATTTTTGTAAAATTGCCTTGGGAATAAGCTGCTCTACTAACGGTTCCATCTTTTTAAAACATTTATTAATTGTTACTTCACTAACGCCACAAATACATTTAATATCATTTTTACTAATATTAAGACTACATACATTACATATTAAATAGATAATACCAGCAGCAATTGAGTGAGGAGCATTATCATTTATCATACTCATCGATTCGATTTTTTTACACACAAACATCGATAATTTAGTTAATTCCGTGTTTATATTCAGTTTACTACAATATCTCTCTATGAATGATATAGGCTTAGTTGTACCTAAATTTGTTTGTTCATCGGGATTATAATTACGCTCAATGTTATTCAATATAGTCACTGCCATAGAACATCCCGTAGTTGTACTCGTTTTATCTAATTTGAATATATCTGCGATTTCGTGTGCTGTTCGAGGACAACCATTCAATCGACAACTGATATAAATGGATGCTGCTTTGATTCCGTCCCGATTTAATCCTCTAAACATTTTTTGTTCCGATATATCTTTGTGAATAGATATAGCATCATCTATAAATATTTTAGGAATACCCGAATTTTGCGCCATTGTAGTTATAAATTGGAACTCCGAATACAATGATTTCTCTCGATGTGGCATTGATTGCCACTCTGTCCATCGTCTTATTTTGCGCATTTCATAGCTTGAATTATTGTTACATAATACTTTACAACCAAATGAAGACTCTATTAATAGTGGATTTATAGGGTTTCCACATCGCGTAGGATCATTTGTAGTTTTATCATCATTGTAGTGTCTCCATTCCGGTGAATAGTCCAAAGTTTCATTGTATATAACCCCACATTGAGTATTTGAACATGTTGGAAATCCATTTTCTGCTATTACTAAAACATTCTTACATAAATAACATAAATCGATCTCACTTGGTTCTTCTGGTATTTTAGTTGTTTCTTTTACTTCTTTGTCAAAAGCCTCCCATAATTTGTTTTTTTCTTGTTTAGAATAATTATTCTGTTTCTTTTGTGTCCTTCTTTTCTCAGCGGTATGGTTTACATAAATTTGTGATTGCATTATAATATTTTAAATTAAAAATATATTAATTAAACGCATTCAATTTTTTTTACAATTATATATTAGTATGAGTACTAAAGAAATTACGAAAGAAAATGTGGATGAAGTAGTGAATGAATTAATGGAGAACTCAGATTTTTTAAAAACATTTGAAACTAACATAAAAGAACATATCGATCAAATGCAAACATATAAAAGAAATAGCGCTAATTTTGAATACCAACCTTATGTAGATTATGCTAGAAAAAAACAAGAAGATAGAGTACTCATGAAACAAGCATTGGCAATAATTGATGCCTATTCTGTTGAAGATTATTTCCCAATTGTAGAGAAATGTATGGAAAATGTAATAAGAGATAACCATGAAAGCAAGGGTGATAAGCGTATATTTAAATGTAATGGAAATTTTTATCAAAAATATTTTGACGTTTATTCAAAAAACTTTATATCACAGTTAAATATAGCAATGAAAGATAAAATCGAACCTAAACCTCCAAAAAGTGTAGTTGGTGGTGATGACGAGGCAAAATTAGAAGAACTCAAAAAAGAAAACGAAAAACTTAAAAAACAAATTGAAGGTGGAATAGATGAGCTAGTAAAGGACCCCCTCTTCGTTAGTAAGTTAATGTCTCAAAAAAGAATAAAAACTGCTATAAAAACTGCTATAAAAACTGCCGTGACTCCATCGACTACTCCAACACCATCAACGCCTATAATACCAGGTAGGGTTCTTGAGAATCAGGTGTCAACCACAGGAAATGCTGCGGTACAGGGTGTCTTACCGCCACAAATTTTTGACACACAAATTGTTAAAGATGCGGTCGATAATGCTATCGCGGCAAATGCTACCATTTTAGAAACAGTATCTGATAGTGTTTTCCAATCTATATGTAGTAATGATGCATTATTGAATAAATTGAAAGACACAACTACAGAAGCATTTGATTCTAGTATCAAAACTATAGTAGATTCATTACTACCACAAATGGGTGATAAAAAGGGCGGACAAAGAACAAGAAAAAGGAAAAATAAATCTATTAAAAATATATATAAAATAAATGGACAAATCCAATGATGCCAAAACTAACATAACAGATAAATTATACCAGATATATAATAATACGTTTTCATCAAAGACCATTGAAACAGACTCCTTTGAAGGTAACTTGATGAAAAGACTAAAATTCTTTAAAAAGAAACTCGAGAATAAGAATAAAACGAATAAAAAAGGAAGTGTATTAGGAAAAATGAAAGGGCAAGTTAAAAAAACAATTAAAAATTTAAAAGAGAAAGGAAAGAAACTATTATTAAAAAAGTCTAAGAATGTACCTCCTAACAATTAAATCACCGACAATGCTTTATAATTAACTGGTTTATTTTTTCATAACTGTAAAAATTAACTCCATTCACAAAGAAGGAACGAAAAATACATATACCTAATCCTCTACATAGATTCTTTTTCTGATATGCTTCACTTATAGTTTTACACGACTCATTTAACATACGTGTTTTTATTGTGTCAAGTGGATATGTAAATAGCCATGAGGCCACTCCGGCCAAAGAACCACTGAGAAATATAGGAACATTATATTCTTTAGCAGTTTGATAAGTCGTAAAATATATGAATGTAGATGGAATTTCACTTGCCGCAACAATCGGTAATTGTTTGTATGATCTCTTAATAAATGAACAATTGAATTTATATTTGATATTATATTGTGACATTACCTTTAGTTTATCAAATGGTGTTAATATAAGTGTACATACACACGCTGTATATAAATTTGAAGTATACTTATTTTCTATGCGATTCATGAAAAAATTGTTCAATCCGAAAACCGTGGAATTTGTTAAAGTATTTTGAATTAATGGATATTTAATACCACGAAATAACGATAAAGTATTAAGATTTTTCATGTATTTAGTATTATCCTGACTACTTTGGCGCAATGTTTTCAATGTATCAAATGGATATCCTAAAAGAATGTGGATCATACCTGAAATTGACGAACTTGCCAAAGAAATGTATGTTGGTATCTTCTCTGTCATACTATACAATAAATATAAATTAATAACTTTATTTATATTTATTTGTGGAGAATCCAGGTATCGATCCTGGTACCTCGCGCATGCTAAGCGCGCGCTCTACCATCTGAGCTAAATCCCCATGCGACAACTGTAGGACTCGAACCTACGCATCCATTGGATAATGCCTTAGCAGGGCATCGCCTTAACCACTCGGCCAAGTTGCCATGTCCTATTTATAACAGTTATTTATTTTTTGTAATAAATACGAATATTATTTCTTCTTTTTTTTGTTTTATTACCACCACGCATTATTGCTCTTCGCGATGATGAATCCTTTATTGACAATGTTCCTCTTGAACCAACGAGTCTTGCCAATACATATGTACCTCCGCCAGTTATCATACTGACGCCTGCCACCGTTAATTTGTGACATAACAAAATACCATTTTTTAATTGTAAAGAATTAATTTGTACTGTGTTTCTAATACCATCCATTGTACCTTCCATCATACATGTCATTGTATCCTCTGCATTAATATAAGCACCAATCGCATCTGTAACTGTATTAGAGCTGGCGGACATACATCCACGTCTAACTCTATACTCTATATCATGCATTGCTTCTTTACTAATAGATTTCATTAATGCTCCAGGTAAACTCTCAATTGTTGCTTTAAAATTTGTAAATATGTCTACGAAATTTATATTCAGAGCGTATGTTTCACTCAAAGCATTTAAATTCTCTATTGCTAAATATATTAATAATATACCAGTAAGAATCGAAAGTAACGAAACACAAAAACTAAAATTGAAAAATGCCTTTTTTTCTCTTCTCTCTACTACTACTAAACTATTTTCATCGCTATCATCACCACCCTTTGTTTTGCCTTTACTTGACCTGATTGTTCTGCTTTTTCTACTTGTCTTACTTGTTCTGCTTTTTCCTTTATTTATGATAAAAGTACCACTATTTAAAGTATAGTCTACATCTGCTATATATTGGGCTATTTTTGCTCTACCTTTTTTGTCAAAACAATGTGTTATGATTTTCTTTACATCTTCATTTGATCTTAATAAATTATCAAATTCATCTAAAAGTTCTTTATTTGATATTTTATTATGTTTTAATTCTAAATTCCATAGTGGTTTCAGTTCATTTACGGCATGTATTCCTTTTGTTACATTTCCTAATAATTTTTTTATATCATTTTGAGTTGATTTGCTTAAATTCATATATATATATCATAAAGAAAATTATGGTTCACTCTTTGCTTTATCCAAGATTTCATCATTGTGAGCCTTAATACCCTCTTCCGTTGCTACTTCTCGACTTTCAAAATCAGTATTTTCTTTAACACCTATTAAATTACCACAATTATCAATTGTTTGCGTTAATGTATTTCCTGATTCCTTTGCCTTTTTGATATTTTCCTCAATTGCTTTACGCTTTGTTTCCAATACTCTTCTATCAAACTCTTCTTTTGCCTTCGTTTCGTTCTTCAATTTTTCATGATGAAGTTGATTCAATTCGTCTTCCATGAATTCTACACGACCGGTTTTATAAGCATCTGGGTCCCATGGGATCCACATTCCAACAGGTCCAACGTAAATATCATGATTAGGGTCAATTTCGCGCAACTTCTTACATTTCATCTCGGCTTCTTCTTGTGTCTGAAATACACCTCTAATTTTCAATCCTCTTACTGAAGTTTGGAAGTCATGCGCCTTTTGAAAATCTACATTCAGTCTATCCTCGTTTTGTTCTAAAAATGTCTTGAAATCATCGCTAAACGATGAATCCTTTAGCTGCTCTTTTTCCTCTTTCACAAACTCTTGGAAATCTTGTAATACATCATCCACTTTTAAATTATATTTGTATGAGAAAAAGTTCAGAAAATCCGATGTTTTAGTAACAATTTTTGTATATTCCCATTGCTTAACGAATTGTTCGAAATTATATACATCACGCTGCTTTAAAATCTTTTCTGGTGATACAAAGGACAAACATGCGAATTTTTGACCAGATATTGGCGAATCTTCATCGCACAAATCAATATATTTAGGATTTGGTTGTCCGTTTATTGTTTTTTTTTCGAAAGAGGACATTATATGTTTTTTTATTGGTATTCTTTTAAATTATTTTTCTTATATTATAATATAAATGACTAGTTTTGACGTCAATGAACTTTTAAAACGCATTTTCAAATATTTAATCGAAGGTGTATTCGTCGCTGTTGCTGCTTATACTATTCCTAAAAAGGCCCTTAATATTGAAGAAATCGTAATTATCGGTTTGATGGCCGCTGCTACATTCTCTGTATTAGATGTATTTGTTCCTTCCATTGCCTCCAGTGCTCGAGGTGGTGCCGGTTTCGGTATTGGTGCCAATCTTGTTGGTTTCCCTCGTATTAATATGCTATAAATATAAAAAAATTCATGTAAAAATCCAATAATTTATATGAATTTCCAAAAAAATTGATTTCATTTTCCAACATGATGAGATATACATAAAACTCCTGACGGATTATATACCAAGCATGACAACCAACGTGATTAACAACGTGATCGATACTAGAGCACAATATCTTATTCCGACTCCATTGTCGCATGTGAATTCTCTTCCGGATGATAATCGTGAGTCAAGTGAGATTAACCAGCTGGAGACATTATCTCGAGATCTGAATCCCAGAAATATGTATATCCCTCGTGAAATGATATGCGCCGAGATTTCTCGTCATTATTTTGAGAATGCGCGGCGAATCATTCGCGATTTCTTGGAGAATCCTGAGCTCAGAGTGGTAGTATACGGATATTCAAGTGGTGGCGCAAGAATACACAAGTTGTTTCGCGCGTCAAATGGCGATATATTTCAGGTCTACGATAATGTTGGTAGAGGACCCAGAATATACTTTCTCACCCACTACTTGCTCGAGTATATTTACGAGGATTCCAACACCGAAATGCCCGAATTTGCGATATCCACAACAGCCCAGGACGTAATCGACCAAGAGATAGAAGATATAGTTAGTTAGAAATTTGTAGTTATAAGTAAATATATATGACCCTTTTTTATCAAAAATGATTCTATTATACGTTATTATAACTTAATATTACGAATTCTCTAACCACCACATGTTATAAACATTCATTTCGTTATTTTCACCTATAATATGTTTAATACCCTGTTCAAACGAATATTTTTCATTTGTAACCGTATTCAGGTAAAATCCATTTTTATATTGAATTAAATAAGATGTATACGAAACATCATCATATATAAATTTCCAGGTGTCATGAATATTTTTTTCACGCTCCATTATCTACACTATTCAATAGTAAATATTTAAATCCTTTCAAAATAAGAATAATCTCATATAGTTTCGTCGTTAATAATGTGTATATTAATAGATATGTATATATATATATATATATATATATATATGCCTATATTCGGTATACAATCTCAAATCAATAGTGCCGATAGATTACTTTCAAGAACAATTTTAAATTTACAAAATAGAATGGAACCCATTGAAGAAGTAAGAAATTATATAGCTGAAAATGAATTATTAATATCCCTACAATATACTATAACTTTTGAAGGATTGAATAGGGAAGTTACAATTCCAGTAATTACTAATTTTTTACAAAAATATACAAGTAATCAAAATATTGATAGTAACTCAGTATTCATATTCAATGTTACTAAAAACGAAGATACTAACATGTATTCATTAATGTGTCTTATTAGTAATAACATTAATATAGAACATTTAAAATCAAAAATCATTATAAATTTAGCAAAACCAGATTCTGTAAATTTTGAATATATTAATACATTCAAATCAAGTGATAACTATGATGTATGGGTTTATACAACCAATGCTGACAGTGGTAATAAAACTTATTATAATGTACCCAATGAAGATTATGCAAATTTAATTATGAAATATGATCCATTTGTATACAAGAATGACAATAATTTTACAATTGGAGTACTAAACGAAGAAACTATAAATGAATTAAGATATAAAAAAAATGATCCATTATTCTTATTATCTAAAAACTATTATCATTTAAATATATTCAATAATGTCAGAAATATTACTACTCGTTCTAGTAAAAGAAATGTGTTAATGATATTTTTTGATCAATATAATTCTTGGGCTAATTTACCAGAGTCATTTACGAGTCAATTAAAAGGATATCAAGCATTTAAATCAAAAGGTATTGATTTTACAAAATGTTATAATAATAGACAAATGTGTAGTCCCGCAAGAGGATCAGTTATGGTTGGAAAAATGGATACTGGTATAAATGATAACATTGATCAAAGTTATCAATACCAGGGTCGTCCAAATTTGGATGATTTTCCAAATACAGCAGGGCATTTATTTAAAAATGCAGGATATGATATAACATGTTATTATGGAAAAAATCATTTTGATTCAAGAATGGCAACTGATGCATTTATAGCTCCTTATCAAAATAATGCAACAGCAGGAGGTATGAGAAAAATAGGTTTTGATAGATATAATGAACTCGGTGATGATTTTTATAACGAACATCATGCATTTTTATCTGATCAATTATCTTTTGATAGAATATCTATGTTAGGAACTGTAGATGACATGGATTATGATATAGAAATAGACGGTGTTAAGTACTCAGGTATGAAACCATTTTTAAAGGCACGTAGTATAGATAATAAATCATTTCATGCTCAGTTTCACTTTACAAATCCACATGATATTATGCATTATTGGTCAAATCCTCAACAAATTCCTAGTCACGATGTAATGGCTGTTGGTTACCCATTTTATTATGAACAAAAAGAAGAATTTGGAATTGATCCATATTATTATAATGAATTATTTCAAAATTCAATGATCAAAAATGTAAACTATGTTAAAAATTGGTTTGAAGATAATTACGAAGATTATAAAACAAATGCTACATCATTGTTATACTATGAATCATTTATTAATGATTATGCTATCAATCCAGATAAATCTAACTCGTTATATAGTATTATGGTTGGTTATTATTATGGTCTTGTTTCTACTAAAACGTCTCCTTCACAAGAACAAATTTGTTTTTGGAAAAATTTTCAAAATGCTTATTTAAATACAATACAACATGTAGACAATTACTTATATGAAATTCATGAATTTATGGATAAAAATGGAATGTTTGAAAATACAGCAGTTTTAATTAGTGCAGATCACGGAGAAATGAGTGCTTCACATGGTATGCAACAAAAGGGTCTTTGGTACAAAAATTCTTGTAATGTTCCATTATTAATTATTAGTCCTGATTTAGATTCTACTTTGATTGGTACTACTAATAATACAATAGTAAATTCAGTTGATATCAATCCAACATTAGCGGCACTTGGTATGTTTAAAAATCCTAATCTAGAAGATTTTACTGGACAAGCGTTATTAGTTCAAAATAATAATGGTAAATTAGTTGTTGCTGATAACTTAATCAAAGAAAATCTAGGATTGTTGAATAATTGGATGGTATGGTCAACATGGATTCTATTATGGCAAAATGTAAATAACAATATTATTGAAAAAGATGATATATGTGATTATGCAACTAATCCTTTAGAATATAATTATTTATGCTATTATTACCGAAAAAAAATAGCTAATAAAGAATATAATTATATTATTTCATATGATATTTTAACGATGATTAAATACCAATATCTAGAAATAAAAAATGTCTCTTTTATGAGTATAACAGATTTATATATAAAGTTTTGTAAAATTGATTTGGATTATATAAATGATATTGTTATTGAAGGGCTTAATCAGATAGATATAGATATTGGTAATGGTGAGACTTTAGTTTATAAATTATATGAATCGGGTTTGGTTAAAATATATTCATTAGAAGGCTATACAGATTTACAAATTGAACAAGCGCAAATTATTTTTTCTTTAACAATATTATTACTAGTTTTTATATGTTTAATTACAATAGATATAACCGATGTAAAAGAATTATTTGATTATATAAAGAACGTTCGTTCACATATATTTTTATCACAAACACCTTTTGTAGCAGACAAAGAATCATTGAATAATAGTGATGATTACTTAGAATATTTATTTGATTTAGAAAATGATCCAAGTGAAAGTGTTAATTTATTAGATCCAAAAAGGACAGAAATACAAATACAAGAAGTATCATCAGTAAGAGATACATTACGAGACGGAATGATTAATAATATTGAAAATATAAATAATATGAGTAAATTCGAAATGACTATAATTTCTCCGGTATTTTATAATTTATTCGAAAGATTTGATAATTTATTCAAATCTCAAAATATATATTTACTTAATGTTTATGATGAAAATTATAACTATACAGATATAGAAAAAAATTTTATGTTACCACCAAGTTTGATTTCAAAAGCAATTATGAGTTTAAATGGTGAAAACAACATGGACGCACCAAGTTTCACACTTGAGGCTTTAAAAATTATAGCTAATATTAGAAACAATTAGAAATATATTTTAATATATTCTTTAGTTCCTAGCTAAAAAATATATACTACTTTTATCATATATATAAAATACAAAATAAAAATATTATCAGTTACGCAGTTTCCCTTGTTACCAATTAGCCTTCTTCACATTTATATTCGCACCTTTATTCTTTTTCTTATGATTATTCGGATCATATTCCTCATCTTCATCATCTGAACCAATATTTTTACTGACTTCCCAAAATTCTTTGGAACCCAATTTGAAATTCGGATGATTCTCCGCTTTATACCAAAAAATCTGATCGGTCAACTTATTCGATTTGGCATTATTGTTTATTACCAAACATTCATAATTCTCCGTCGTATTATCCATGACCGCACAAAAACTCTCCAATGTAGGAAACATCGACGCATAATTTTCCCATATACGTTTTCTATTTGTCAAATAGGGTTCACGCAAAATAAATACATAATCAATGTTTGTACGCAAATTTGGAGGTATACCCAATGGATACTGCATAGTAATTATTAACATTATTTTCCAATGACGCCCATTCATAAAAAGTAATCTCATCATCTTGTCTTTTGTCCATCCTTGATCATATAAACAATCATCCATAATCACAAAGGCTCGGGGATCAATCGACGTCCTTTTATATGTTTCCAATTCCTTTTTTACTTGTTTTAATACCGTCTTTTGGCGTCTCAATATGTTTTCTATTAAAACCGTATTATATTCATCATGAATGAATAATTTAGGCACATGTTCTTTGTAGAAACCGTTACCTGCTTCTGTTCCCGAAATAACCGTTCCAATAGGAATGTCTTGATGATAATATAAGAGATCACGTACTAAAAACGATTTACCTGTGTCACGACGCCCTATTAAAACTATAACTGGCCCTTTATTTTCACTTGGTTTGAAAGTTATGTCGCGCATATTAAACTTCTTTAGCTCTAAAGTCATTTATTATACAAAAACATATTTTCATTTTATAATTAACGAGAATTAAAACGTTTATTTCTAGTATTTTTTTTGTTGAAAATGATTATACATTATACTAATGTCCGCATTCAATAATATGAAAATCGATTACTCTATTATACGTGATATTGATATTAATAAAATGAAAGAACAATTTGTTCTTAATGAAGATGATATTAAATATGATTATACACCATTTGATAACAAAGAAATACAAAAATATAATCCAATTTACAACGTTTTTTTCAATATGAATGACTCAAATTATGACAAAATAGGTTTTAATCATAAATATCAACTAGTAGATTTAGAAAATGTGTATGATCATGAATCCAAAACTGTTTTACCTAAATCTACATTCATCAAATTTTCGCCACTACTTGATCCTGTGAAATTTCTCATAGGAAAGTATGATTTAAATGATAAAAAATTATTATCTTTGCCCAATTTGAACTCAAGTGACAAAGAATATAAGTTAAATGACCCTAATAATTCCTCTTATGTTGATTGTTTTTTCAGTTTTTTGAGTAGTAAACTATTGAATGAACATAAAGTTAATACATGTATTGATTTTTACGGTTCTTTTCTCACTGTACAAAGAAAATTTAAATTCAATATTGCCGATGATTTTGAATATTTAAGCGATTCCAAGTTTTTCATGGAAAATATGAATAAGTTATATGATTTCACAAAATATGATATGATTCAGTCATTCTTTGAAAATAACTCTCGGAAAAATAAGGATCGTTTACGTATTTCAGATGATATTGCTGAAATCGATATAGAAGAATTGGATATTCAGGATATTACTACAGAATCAGTAAGTGATGATTTAGAAGAAATATACAATAATGATAAAAGAAATTATGATGCTGATAGCGACAGCGAAGAGAGTGAGGATAATGAAGAAAGTGAAGATAAAAATAAAGATAAAACAGAGAATAGTGATTCGAAAAACCCATTCGATGATTCCGATGATAGCAATAGTAATTCCGATGAAGACGACTCAGACAGCGATGGTGATATTAGTCTTTCCAGTGAAATGTGTAATAATATGTTTGCTTATATCCATAATTTCCCAACTCAAATGATATGCCTCGAAAAATGTGATAATACTTTGGATTCTTTGTTTGAATCCGAAGAATTGGATGATAATACTTCATCTGCCGCATTATTACAAGTAGTATTAACATTGTTAATTCTACAAAGAGCATTTCATTTCACACATAATGATCTACATACAAATAATATTGTATTCAAAGAAACTGACAAAGAATATATATATTTCAAGTTTGAATCCACATATTACAAAATACCTACATATGGTAAGATATTCAAAATAATAGATTTCGGTCGCAGCATATATAAGTACAAGGGGCATTTATTTTGTAGTGATAGTTTTGCTCCCGGTGGAGATGCTTCAACGCAGTATAATTTCAAACCTTATTTCAATCCTGAAAAACCGGTTATTGAACCTAATTACAGCTTTGATCTATGCCGTCTTGGTTGTTCGATCTATGATTTTATTATTGATGATGAAAAATATGAGGATATGAATGAACTTCAAAAGACTGTATATCGTTGGTGTTCTGATGATAATGATGAGAGCATATTGTACAAAGAAAACGGAAGTGAAAGATACCCAAACTTCAAATTATACAAAATGATTGCTAGAAATGTACACAATCATACACCCGAAGCACAACTCGGTTTCGATTTTTTCAAGCAATATGAGTCTAATGAGAAAGATGTTGTTTTAGACGAAGTTATTGATATTAGTGAAATACCATGTTACGCTAAATAAAATGTTTACATAGAATATACCATGGAACGTGGTCTTATGATGGTTTTACATTCGGTTATAATTGGCGCAATTTTGTACCTAATTATGGTACTTGGTTTAAAACAAAATACAGTTCTTGCTGAAAACAGAAGCATATTAATTGCTGCGGTTGTATTAATTTACATGATCGTATTTGGTCATGGTTTACCAAACAAAATTAATAAAATGATATAATTATTATACTTAATAATAAATAAGTATAATATGTACTACAAGCGCCTAAAGAAAATATAATTCATTTACACACTGGTAAATTTAGGTGGACTTCTTGTAACCCAAATAGGTCTAGATGGTTGAGTCTTGCTTACTAAAGGCATGATCCATTGACTACGTGTTGTAGGTAATCCACGAGAATGGTAGTAGATCATTGTCCAAGCAGAAACATTCTTAGTGGGAACATTACCTGCCTTCTTGTTACCACCACCTTGATTTTGAGTCGTTGTTGCTGTGGAGTAATTGATAGTTTGAGGGTAAGATGTAGAGAATGGGTTTCCCATGATATATAGTGTAAATATATTTTTTTTCAAATTAATTGGATGTCAAAAAAATAACGCTAAACCATTGATTTACCAAAATATTCCTAAAAACGAACTATTTAATTAATCATTACTGTACCTGTTTTTAATTCTGATATAGTATTCTCTTTTGCTAAATTGTGTATTATTTTTGGATAGAATGAATCGCGATTATTTGCCGCTATTGATTGTCTTTGAATTGCCATACAAAGATTTGAAAAATCTGAGTCTAAATCTTGATATTCTGGATTGGTTTGTTTCCATTGTAATAAAGAACCCATACTCTTGCGAGATACTTCCTGTATAGCACTTTCCAATTTCTTGTCCGAATTGTCCTTTTCCCATACATCCTGATCTTTTATATATAATGTCTCACGCTTTATGTCTGTACAATGAATGGGGCGCTCGTGAATTGTAAGCATTTTCAGATTATCCATGATTATCTTTGTCATTCCTTTGACAAAACCCAATTGTGCGTTGTTTTCTAAATCGTCGTGACTGACTTCGATACGTTCTATGAAATCCGATAAATTTATAGCATTCTTACATTGTTCATTGAGAAACATATTAATATTGAAATTATTCATATTATTTGTAGTGTTGTTTGTAGTATTTCCTATTTTATCTATCATTTGAGCCATCAACTCATCTTTTTTCTTCATCTCTTCATGTTGTTCCTGCATTTGCTTCATTGCCTGCATCAATAGATCCTTATAATCGACCTTTTCGGTAACAGTCAAAGAATTATCTATATTTTCTTGTGATTGATCACATTTCTTCTTATGATTCCAAAGTGACGACGCATGCTTATAACTTTTTCCGCAATCACAAAAATATGCTGTGGCGACTTTTGGCGACTTTTCGTTCGTATTTGTTCGTATTTTGTGTTTCAGTGTCAATAAATGTTTATTATAATCACTTTGTTTAAAGCATTTGTAATCACAATAATTACATGAAAATGTTTGTGCGATTTTTGGCGACTTTTCGTTCGTCATTTTTCGTATATATTGACTAAAGAAAAACTCGCCGGAAATTTTACGAAATTTTTTTTCAGTCACACTAACAAAAAAGTAATTCACCAGTTTTCACTCACATCACGAGTAAAAATACAAAAATGGGATATTTTAAGAGAACTCTTCAAAGTTTTTTTCATTTTTGGACATTTTAAAAATGTCCATTTTTCAAAAAAAGTTTGATGGATCCCAACGGTTTTTTCAAGGATTTTCATAATATCATATTAATTATATAATATTATATTTTTAACTGTGATATGCTGTTCTCTTTTGCTAGAATGTGAATTATTTTAGGGTAGAAGGAGTCTTTTTTACAAATACCGGTGGAGTTTTGCTGGATGGAAATACAACGCTTGGAAAAGTCCGAATCCAAGTCATTATAATCGGGATTTTCCTGTTTCCAATCCAATAATGATCTCATACTTTTACGTGACACTTCTTGTATAGCACATTCTAATTTCTTTGTTGAATTGTCTTTATTCCACACATCTTCGTCTTTGATATAAAGAGTTTCGCGTTTGATATCAGTACAATGAATGGGACGTTCTTGTATTGTTAATTGACTGAGATTGTCCATTAATATCTTTGTTATTCCCTTGACAAAACCCAATTGTGCGTTATTTTCCAAATCGTCGTGACTGACTTCAATGCGGTCTATGAAATCTGAGAAATTAATTGCGTTCTTACATTGCTCGTTCAGAAACATATTGATGTTGAAACTATTATTCATTGTATTTGTGATGTTATTTGTAGTTCCCACTTTATCAATCATTTGCTCCATCATCTCATCCTTTTTCTTTAACTCTTCATGTTGAATATGAATCTGCTCCATGAAATCAGCACGCTGTTCTTTGATCTCATCCATAGCTTTATAAAATAAAGATTTGTAGTCCACGTCTTCATTTTTTACCAGTGTCATTTTTGGTTCAGCACACGTTTTTTTATGTCTCCATAATGAAGTGCGACTATTGAATGTTTTTTCACAATTGTTACAGCATAGAGTTTCGGCATTTTTTGGCACTAAAGTTGTTTCATTTTGTTTCATTTTATGTTTACGGGTGGACAAATGTAAATTATAATTACTTAACTTAGAGCATTTAAAGTCACAAAGATTACAAACAAAATATTCGGCATTTTTTGGCATCAAAAATGTTTCATTTTGTTTCATATAAATGAAACAGAAAAAAATGCCGGAATTTTGCCGAATTTTTTATTGTCGTCACATACCAAAAAAGTAATCCTTCTTTTTTCACCCGTATATGCTGTAAAAGTCAATTTTTGAAAATTCTTAGAAAACTCCCAGAACTTTTTTTCATTTTTGGACATTTTTAAAAATGTCCATTTTTCAAAAAAAGTTTGACGGATCCCAACGGTTTTTTTCAAGGATTTTGATTAATATAATATATTTTCATAATAAATAGTTATGTATTACTTATTATGGTAAGGAATATGATTTTTAACAATGAAAATGCCCCAGGTCAGTGTGGTGGAGAAGAACCAGGAAAAAATTGAAATGGTGCAAAGGAATTTGGAATTTTGATATAATACACTAATATAATGCTAACAAGAAAACAAAAGTTCTTACGTTTGAAGCCAAAACGAGGATTTACATTCACTAATAACACAATAACAAAGAGTGTAACGTTTAATAATCTAGTACAAGTGTACGAAATACCTTCACGTAAAGATTTATTCGCGGAAAATTTAATAATTGAAATTTGGTATACTCCATTAGAATATAAATTATTTAAAAATATGTTCTTTTATGATTGATTTGTGTACGCATTAGTTGTATTTTTCGTATAATTCTAGATATCTTTGATTTTCTTCTTTGAGTTTCTCATTTACTTTTATATCCCGTAATTTGTCATAATACTCTTTATCAGTGATAATCTTTCCTACTGTGTTCTCATAACGCAGTTCTTCCGGTAAAGACGCTTGATATCTTTTGTAATTCTCAATATCTTGTTTATGTTGTTTTATTAAAACATCGTGATAAACACGTGGTACCTTTGTTAAATCAAGGGCCATAATACCTTTAAACCCATCAATAGTATTCATATATTAATTAATTATATGAATATTTTTATATATTTACATAAATCGTTTATATCCGTAACAAATTAAAATCCAGGTTCACCAGTGAATACTTGTGGTGCTTTCACTTCGTTTTCTATTCCCATGCTCATATTGAATATTTCTCCCATTTTGCCATCAAACTGAAAAAATAGCAATACGGGTATAAATGTACAGATAAACACAACTATGGTATCACGAATCACCAATTTCAATGGTTTGTCTTTCTTTTCAATGTATTTCATTTCAAATATCTTATAAATGAAGAACAACACGCTAATGACTACAGATAAAATAACAACCTTTTCCATATATTTATTTTTTCATAAATATATGATTTTTTTAACGAATTCATTCCAATACTTCTACACCTTCTAATAATAATTGATCCCCTAAACCATTGTTATTTTTCTCAATATCCAATATATCTAAATCACCTAAACTTAGGTTATCTGTATGAATCTGTATTTTATCATTTTCTTCTTCGGCTTCTTCTTCTAACTTACGTTCCAAGGCACGTGCGTTGCTGATTTCTTCTAATCGTTCAATCGTCTTGGGTGCCTCAATATTTTCCACAATACCGTCGATATCTTGTACTGCGTCCATATCGTTAAATGTCAGTTTTGTTAATACTGGTTCTTCGTCTTTATTTACAATAGATGGTACAATTGGCGGAGTGTTATCTTCTTCCTTAATACTTTCTTCTTTGACTTCGGGCTTAGATTCTTCTTTATTTACAACTGGTTTTTCATCAACCTTTGGTTCTTCAACATTCTCAATAATGACTTCTTCTTCTTGTTCCTGAGATTCATCCATATATGCTTTGATGATTTCTTCAGTTGGAATACTGTCGCGTATAGACGTCAAAATACATTCTTGGATAATTTGTTCGAATTCGCGATTATTCTTTTGTTGTGCCAAAGGGCTGATATTATTTTCAAATAAATATACATTTGCGTATACCTTTCGCGCTACGTGGATGTAAATTTTATGGATAAATGTGTCCAATTTCGGAATAGAAATATCGATTTGTTTCTGTTTATTTCCGACTCTAATACAAGTGAGTACTTTGAGTTGAATAATATGAACACAAGATATCAGATCTTCTAAATAATTACAACCACTGCGTTCAATAATTCGTTTTCTTTCCGTTTCAATGATCACCGCATTCCATTTGGGAATTCTCGACAAAAGATTTTGGAAAGTCATCAAGTATTTCTCCTTTTCCTCGTTTTCGCAACACATTTTCCATG